CACCAGAATCCATGAGCTGCTGGGCACGAGCGACGATGCTCTGGCGCATTTGTGGGTTACGCAAAATGGCGTTCACACGGTCGTTGACCGACGCGTTTGAGGGTACAGCACCCATAGCGATGCGACCACCTCCAGCAAAACCCATGGCGAGCAAAGGGCCTCCATCAGCGTAGCGCTTCGTGATGCCGGGGCGTTCTCCGATGAGACCGCCGTCAGCCCAGCCGCCGACCCCTGAATTATCTGCAGCAGTTGAATCCGCAGACGAGCCAACGCTATCTGTACCGGTGTCCGTACCTGTAGTGCCGAATCCAGAGCCAGTATCAGCTGTAGTTTCCCCAAAGCCTCCTTGCATAGCTGCAGTCGTGCCCTGAGTTCCTTGGCCAACCGTAGTGCCTTGGGAAGTCGGCCCCATGTCAACAACAGAAATGGCCTCTTGCTGTTCCTGCGTGTTGGGTGTGCTGAACGCGTTAACAACTGTACCAAGCCCAATCTGCCCTATTGTTCCCAGCGCGTCCATTGCAACACCGCCTGATGCAGAGCTACCAAGCGCTGAACCTACGATACCGCCAATAGGACCAGCCACAGCATTTCCTATTAACCCACCAACCGTAGAGCCTAATTGCGAATTACTCACAGAACCAGTCGACAACCCGGTAACACCAAGTCCGAGAGCAGCTGCGCCAAGTGGAGAAGCGCCCATTAGGCCTGCTCCGAAAGCTGCTGCGGGGCCAAGGTTGCCCTGAGAAGCTGCAGCCACAGAGCCGAGTGCGCCAGAGGCCATACCGAGTCCTAGGTTGCCAGTAAGCCCGGCAGCCAAACCACCAAGAGACGCAACCGTGCCCAAGCCTGCCGCAGTACCGGGCGAAACGCCACCGCCAGTGGTGGCACCAGTGGCTACACTCTCGCCGCCCCCAAAGCCAGACTCTGTCGGGGTCTGCACAAAGCCGGACTCAGGCGTCTCATACGCAGAAGCAGCAGGAGTAGAGAAGCCAGCGTTTACGTTATTCGCAGGGCGCGATGATTGCATAGTGGGGGCTTCAGGTCTGAAATAGTCGACTGCTGTGCCACGGCCTGTGCTGCCAAAATACTGCACGCCTGACGTGGGTGTCAGCCCAGCTTGTGGGTACAACGAGCGCTCAAGGGAGGAGGCCATCTTAGTTCCTTACGTTCTGCAAGAGCGCATTGAGCGCATTCTGAATGTTGGCGACATCGACAGCAAGCTGCTGCATGTCATTAAGCAATTTTACATAGTCGCTGCGTGCAGGGACATCAATGGGTCCACCACTCGTGGTGATTGTGTAATAGTCTCCGCGAGCGGACAACTGCTTCATGACTTGCCGGTCCGCAGGCTCGACGACGACGGAGTCATTTGTTACTACGCGCCCGGGGCCACGCTGTCCCAGCATGATCTCGATATTTTCCTTCATTGCGGACAGCACGTCATACTGCCACTGTGGAATCTGCTCCGAAGGGATTGCAGGGATACCTTGGAACTTAGGCATCAAGCACCTCTCAGACCAGACATGGTCTCAGCCAAGTGAATCGCCCGAACCCGTACGTTGGTCGCTACTCGAATCTCGAACGTGTCTGCGCGGTACCCTGCCGGTAAGCGGAACGCGTCGTCGTTTTGACGAGATGCGGTGTACACCAACTTTTTGTTGACATACAGCTGAAACGTAGCCGCCCGATAGCTTTGTTTGAACAAGGATAGGTTGCTACCTGCAACGACATGCTGGTTCACAAGCGCCGTACCCAGTGCTCCAAAGCCATCTAGTCCAGAGTCAATAATGGCTTGGTTGGCTGCAAGGATCGCGGCATTTTCTGCCTCAAGTGCTGCTTCGTCTTCGTCGCTTTGGTAGTCCGCGATAACCCGTGCTGCGCCCATGTTGATAGGCTGCTTGGTCGTGAAAACCTTGGACTTCCAGTCAAGGATCGCGTTACCAATGTTTGGCGAATTCCATAGGTTCACAACGCCGTCATGCGCGTAATAAAACCGATCGGTCTTGGCTTCGTAGTACGCAGCTGAAAAAACAATGTCCGTCTGCACCAGATGGCCGCCAACCTGATCATTGCGCTCAAATAGAAACGTGTGCGTGTTGTCAGAACCAAAATATCGGCCACGGTAGTATGCGCCGTAGACCATAGAAGGCGTCACCGCAGCCGACCAAGTGGACCAACTGTGCACGTTCTTCGTCAGGTAGTCTGTACCAATCGTCGTTGAGTACACAGCCAAACCGCCAGCAGATGCCCACACCACACCAAAGCCGATGTTGATGATGGACCGTTTGGACACGCAGGGCAAGATGTAGTCCGTACGAGCGCGAGAGATGGCTTCTGGGTTGTTGCCGTCAAACTTCCATGGGGTGCGGTCAGTCAGTGCCAACAGCGTGGTGCCATAGGCACCAAGGCCGACGATCTGTGCGTCAACCTGCTGGCGGTACTTGATAGGCCACGCGTGTGGGTGCCCGGGCTCCGAGAAGCAAACCGTGTTGCCGAAAAAGCCCACCATCATGCCGTTGTGGATGGCCATCAGGCCTTGCATCGTGGGTTCAGGAGCGTCGTAGTCCTCAGACTCCAGCACTGTATCCAGTGAAGACACATCAATGTCGTCGACGAAACTCGTGGTGCCGAGGGCTATCTCGCCCACGCGAAAATACACAGTGCCTGACACAGTGGCTACAGTGCGGTAGACACGCACCTTCATGTTGGTTGTCTGATACCCAGTGCCGTGTGTCCACGAAGCGGGCAAGCCCGAGACGGTAACAGTCTGGCCTTCCTTCACAAAGATGGTAGCCGATGGCTCAGATGGCACAGACTCCTCATCCCAGTCAGTCACATACGTAAAAACGTAGTTGCGTGGCCCAGTGACACCCGCAAGATCAACACGGCCTGCTGTATCTGCTGTAGCCGACTCAGCGGTACCAAAATTGAAGTAGCTGAACGTGGTGCTGTCGATGACTGTTACCTGCACATTGGTCAGGTTGTATCCAGTGCCGCCAAACGACGTTGTGGTGACATAGTCACCTGTTGTCAGTCCATGCGCAGCGCTTGTGACGATCGTTGCCGTGTTGCCCGCATCGCGTGAGCGCGTGACAGAAGACTTCTGTGTGAACGCCGTCGCTGTAGCGATAGGCACAGCCGTGGGCAATGGGAGACCGAGGATGTAGCTCGCAGTAGGGTACTGGGCACCGCTGGTTGCAAGATCATAGTTCGTTGCCTTGGGTGCGCCATCGCCTGTGAAGTACACGCGCTGCGTGGTGTCACCCTCGATTTGGGACGTAGCAACGTCAACGTCTGTTATCCAGTGCAGCCACTTATTGTCTCCAGTGATGGGGTCAACCAGAGGATAGATGGTCTGCACTACGCCAGTCTTGTCCAGTGTAGCAATTGCCTCAGCCCTGCGGTACGGCAGCAAGTCCCCAGACGACAAGTCGAGGTTGTACGCGTACTGGGCTACCGTGTCCGGTAACAGCTCAGGACTGATCTTTGGCGCTTCCCCAAAGAAGCGCTGGATTTTTAGAGCGACACCGGCCACAGCCTATCCCTCGTTTACTTCTTGACCATGCCACCGCACACGTAGGGCGTAGCTTTCTTGGTCATCTTGACCATGCCACCGTTCTTGTAACCCATGGCACTGATCTTGGCGCGGTCTTTGGCGTCTTGCGCCTCTTGCTTGGCCTCAGTGATCTTGGCAGTGGTAGCTGGATTCTCAGGTGTACGGCGGGGCTTGTAAGCATCCATGGTGCCGGGGCGGGAAGAAGCGCTCATGATGAGTTCCTTTCGTTGGGGAGTTCCTGCATTGTAAGCTGACCAGCCAGAGCTGGCTAGTGGGTGCTTACTTTTAGGCGATCATCGAGCTAGCAACTGTCTGAACTTCCGCTACGCGGCGGCCCCAGCCCTTGCCAAAGGTGTCCCAGTTCTGCAGGTCCATCAAGAACGATAGGCGACGCTTGGCATAGTCTTCAACCAGCTCAGCGGGATCGAATGCAGCAACAGCAGCCAAAGTCTTCGGACCAATGCCCCCGTCAGGCTCAACACCCACGCAAGATTGCAGCCACTTGGCTGCACGCCCCGGGCCAGAATTGACAGCTGCATCGAACACAGCGTAGTCAACCCCTGTTGGCAGCTCGTCACCCTTGATCTTGTCCCAGTACTTCGCCTTGTACATGGGGCCTACGGCCTCAGGCGTCAGCGCACGCATCTGTTTCTCGTCCACTGGGTGGCCCACCCACTCCTCCCAGACCTTCTGTGTCACGCCAAGGTTGGTGCGTCCGCCCGGATCGGATGGATGGTTGACATAACCCCCTTCGTGATGAAGAACGGCCTTGAGCGCGGAGTCAAAATTCGCTTTCATTTGCCACCTTTCGTGAGCGCGACGGTCTTGTCTTGAGAAGATTTAGAAGACCCGAAATAATATGACAATACTTGCTGTGCGCTGGCGGTCATAAAGCCCAGTGCGAAGATGATGAGCTGCTGCTGCTCTGTAGGCACAATCTTGAACAGCAAAATACCAACAAACACATATGTCAGTGCCACAGTGCCCACAGCCAGTATGGGCATGACCATCTGAGCGAACTTGCTGCCACCAGCAGCAGCCAACCCCACTTCCCGGTCACGAGCGCTATCGCGGTCCTTGGACTCCAGCTCAAACTGCTTCAAGTCTATTTCCGCAAGTTTCGCAGCCGCTTGCGGGTCTGCTTGGAGGGCTTGTGTGACTGCTTCAACTGTGTCGGCAACACCCATTTTGTCAGCAATTGCCTTAACAGCCATGCCGCCCAGAGGGCCAGCAACAACAGTAGCCAGTGCAGGAGCTGCAGACTTGAGAAGAGCGAGTAGTTCATTCATTATTTACTCCCACATTGAAATTCACGACAGTAGTAGACGATCTCAACCCCGACCCACATCAGTAACACAAAGACGACGGTGGCCAGCGTGATGGCAGTCCACAACTCAAAGTCCTCTTTGCGCTTCTTGCGAGCTTGCTTGGAGGCGTCAGCGGCCCGCCGGCGCTGGGCCTTATCGTCTGCGTCCATCTGGGCGCGGCGATTAACGATCTTCTCCCAGACGTCCATGTTGTGGGGGAAGAAGAGCTGTTTGACCTGCTCCTCGAACTGGCGGGCGTTCTCGATGGCCAACTCCAGCTCCACAGCCTTTCCCATGTTGGAGCCTTTGAAGCCGCCCTTGTTGGACTCCTCAAGCACCTTGACCGCATCAGCCTTGGCGTCGAAGTATTTACCCAGCACCGGGCCTAGGCTGCGGACATCATCAACAGTCTTGACGGCCTTCTTGACCAGATTTACGGCAGCAGATACGGCTGCAAGAGCTGTTAGCGGGTCCATAGCACCTCAACCATTACTTTGGTAGTCCAGATAACAACGCCGACAATCAAAATCGCCGCGACCAGAGCCTCGGCAAAGTCTTTCACTGTCGGGCTTCTTTGTATATCTGCCACAACTTCTGGCAGATCAGCAAGATGGTGTAGACCAGCGTGGCCCACAGTACCAGTTCACTGACTTGGTAGCCCATGACAGTCGCAAGGGATACAGTTGCTGGCGGGCCTGCTTTCGCTACGATCGCTGCCGCCGTTT